CTTCGTAAAATCTACTGGCGCGTACGACCTCGTGGAAACACGCGCTTCCAGCAAAGCCGTCAAGTCGCACATCGACGGTACCAACACGTCGGTGCCCGGCGTAGACTTCAGCGCGGTGCAGGTATTCAAAGTCCGCGCTGCCAACGAGAAGGAGTGAAAGTGAACAAGAACATAATGGCGGACATTGAGACGATGGGGCAGGGAAACAACGCGGCCATCGTCGCTATCGGCGCGTGCGCATTCGACCCCGCCGAGAGCGGCATACCAGACGAACCACCGTGTCACTTCTACACCCGCGTTAGCCTGCAGTCCTCTGTCGACGCGGGGATGGTCATCGATCCTTCCACAGTACTCTGGTGGATGCAGCAGTCGGAGGCCGCGCGCAAGGCGACGTTCGAGGGAATAGAAATGCCGCTCGGGGATGCGTTGCACTCGTTTGCGAAGTGGGTGGGTGGTGACTTTCCCGTGTGGGGCAACGGCGCCACGTTCGACAACGTTATCATCCGCTCCGGGTTCGCCGCCGTCGGCTTGCCCGTGCCGTGGCATTACTGGAACGACCGGTGTTACCGGACAATGAAGAATCTGGTGCGGTTCAAAGCGGAGCCGTTCGGTACCGCGCACAATGCGCACGACGACGCCGTAACCCAGGCGCTGCACCTGCAGAAGATTTACCAATGGATCAACCGTAGTACCAACCAAGAAGGAGCAGCACAATGAGCAACACCAACATGGTAGTACCCGCCCACATCGCTGCGCGTATCGCCGCGCGCGGCGGGCAGAAGTCCGCAACACTCGCAGCTTTGCTGACCGATGGATTCGCGTATCCCAAGATCAGCACGCGTGCCTCGCGGTTCCGGCTGGTAGAGGACGGAGTAGAAACCGTCGTCGGCGTCACGCTGGATGTGGTCATCGTCGGCTCGAATCCGAAGGTGTCCAAAATCTGGTACAGCAAGCCCTACGACGGCGGTGACGGCGTTCGCCCCGACTGCTGGTCCAACGATGGCATCACACCCGACACCGCGGTGGAGACGCCGTTTCACCCCAACTGCGGGGCATGCCCGAACAACATCCTTGGCAGCAAGGTAACGCCCAAGGGCGCCAAGAGCAAAATCTGCGCGGACCAGCGCAACCTCGCCGTGGTGCCGGCCGCGGACCCGACGAAAGTGTACGGGCTCACTGTCACCATTTCGGGCATGAAGGCTCTGCGCGAGTACATGAAGGACTTGTCTAACTATGGACTCATTCCAGAAGAGGTCATCACCGAACTCGGGTTCGACGAGAAGGCGGACTTCCCGAAGCTGACGTTCAGGCAGAAACCGGAGCACGGTTTCGTGCCGGAGAAAGCGATGGCGGCAATCGAAGAAATCTGCGCGTCGGAGGAAGTGAGAATCGCTACGCGTCAGGAGACAAGCACTCCGCGGCTCGCTGCACCGGTGACGGTTGCAGCAATCGCTGCGCCCTCCACTCCTGCTCCTGCTCCTGCTCCTGCTCCTGCGCCTGTCGCGGCCGCACCTGCTCCTGCTCCTGTGGTACCTCCCAAGCAACCGGAAGAAAACACCGCGCCGAAAACGGAAGGGCTCTCCGCGATGGAGAAAAAGCTCGCCGACCTGTTCGGATAAGGTGTAATCTGTAGTCCCCCCATCCCAATAGCCTTAGCGGGCGAACACGCTTTCCGTAGAGCGTTCTTGGGATGGGTTTCTCTACGGCGCTTAACGGGAGCGGGGATGCTGACTTTCTTCACGGCCGTGTTGCCACCCACAGGCAACTACGTGCTGGATATAGCAACAACAAGAACTGATGGGACTAGCTGGCACAAACAGTATCATGCCGACACACTACAAGACCTGGAACAACAAGCAAAGAAACTAGATGTCTCCCCGGCGCGAACCACCTACTACGCGCTCGGTTCCTTCAAAGACAACATAGACCCCGATGGTAAGGTCCGCAGGACCGGGGACAGAGCTTGCATGTTCAAGACGCTCGCGTTCGATGTCGACCCGCGCGATGCGAAGAAGAACGTGATATACGCAACGCAGAAAGACATGGGCAAGGCGGCGCTCGATGCCGTAGCCAAACTCGGCTTGCCCGATCCGCTGTTCGTCAGTTCCGGTAATGGCCTGCACTGCTACTACCCATTGACTGAAGCGATCAGCAAGGTCCTGTGGGTGCGCATATCCACGATGCTGCGCGACGCGCTGTTGTCCGTTGGCCTGCAGTTCGACACGTCCAAGATTTGCGATCCGGCCATGGTACTGCGGCCGGTGGGTACGATGAACAAGAAGGACGGAGGCATGAAGCCCGTGGTGCTTCTGTCTCCGATCACGCTGTTCGATCCGGTGGTCCTGGCGACGGCGCTGATGAAGCATGCTACCCCGGTAGCAGCAAAGCCGCCGAAGAAATCGGCGATCATGGAAGCGATCCTGTCCAGCGACTTCCCCCCATCCGATGCCGCCCTGATCGAATTGCGGTGCCAACACATCGCCGTGGTAGCGCAGACTGGTGGTGACGTAGGATATGACCTGTGGCGCTCCGCCATCGGCATAGCCAAGAAGTGCATCGACGGCCGCGCAGTAGCGCACAGGTGGTCGGCGGGGCACGCGAAGTACACCGCCAAAGAAACGGATGCCAAGTACGACGACTACACCGCGGGGCCCACCACCTGCGCGCACTTCGAAGCCATAGACAAAGCTATCTGCGCCAACTGCACGCACAAGGGGAAGATCAAATCTCCGGTGCAACTCGGCGTGCCGGAAACTACCACACCCGTGGCAGTATCGAAGACGGTGACGATGAAGGTAATCAAGAACTACAAGTACCACGGGGATAAGATATTCCGTACCGTCGATGGCGAGTCGCAGTTCGTGAGCGACTACCTGATCTTCCCGAGCCGGCGGTACAAGGACGAGGAGACGGGCAAGACAGTGTGCTTGGCCGAATGCAAGCTACCCATGGAGGGGTGGCAGACGCATCCCCTGCCGATGGACGTGCTGTCCAGTTCGGCGGACTTTCAGGTATGGTTGATCAACCACCAGTTGTTCGTGCATAATAAGCTGACGCTGGAAGAAACGAGGAAGTTCATGCTTACGTATCTGCAGGAACTGCAGCAGGAATCCGAGAGCGATCTGATGTTCGGCTCCTTCGGATGGGTAGACGACAAGTGCGACGCGTTTGTGCTGGGAGACCGCATCATCACCGGCGCCGACACGAAAGCAGTGCGCCTGTCCAATGCCGCCATCGACTTCGCCCCCGCGCTGCAGGCTAAGGGAGACCGGAAGGCGTGGGCCAGAGCTACGCAGATGTACAACGAACCCGGGATGCAGTTGTTCGGGCTGTCCTTCCTGATGTCCATCGGCTCTCCGCTCATGGTCGGCTCCGGGCTGAAGTCGGTGCTGGTGAACATGTACTCCAAGAACACCGGTACGGGGAAAACTACCACAGGGCTGTTCGCCAACAGCATGTACGGCAACCCGAACAAGCTGATGCTGACGGTGCAGGATACGGACAACTCTGTATTCAAAACGATGGGCGTGTATGGTAACTTGCCGGTGTACGTGGACGAGATCACCAAGATCAACCACGACAAGGTGGGACGACTGAGCCAGATCGTCTACTTCATCACGCAGGGGCGCGAGAAGCGCCGCATGAACAAGGACGGTGGGTTTCAGGAATCCGTCGAGTGGCAGAGCATCGCAACGGCGTCATCGAACGACGACATGTACTCGTTACTCAACAATCAGATGACATTCGATGCGGAGTCCATGCGGCTCCTGCAGTTCAACATGCCCGACACCGCGCTGTTCAACGTAGCCGACGGCAGCAGCTTCGGCTACAACATGTCGATGTTCCTGCAGCGCAACTACGGGCTTACCGGCGAAGAGTTCGTGCACGGGATCATGCTGCTCGGCGGGCCGCACGCGGTGTACGCCAAGGCGCGCGCGCAGTTCGACCAGAAATTCGGGTTTACATTCACGGGGAAGGAGCGGTTCTGGCAGGCGGCATTCGTCGTGGCGTACGCCACGGGGCTTATTACCCAGGCGCTGGGTATCACGGAGTTCGATACCGACGCATGCATCCGCGCCGGGATCGTGGAAGTGCAGCGCCTGCGTAAAGACCTGTCCGACGACAAGCTGGACTGCTTCGATACCCTGGGATTGTACGTGAACGAGCATGCGGCAAAGACGACCGTGTTCAAGAAGAACGTGACGCAGAAGAATGACGGCTCGGTCGTGGCGCCG